AGAACTGTTTCCGTGAGAACAGGAATGTGGGTTCAAATCCCACTCTGGCTACTTTCTAATTCCCGCGAATAAGGGGGAATTGATGGAGACTCCCTCTCATTACCAATTTCCTACTAATATGTTTACAATTAGTAGTTGATTCCAAACACAGAAAACCCCCACCTAGGGAACAACAAAACCTAAGTGGGGGCTTCTTGCGGTAGCTACCGACCCTTTCGGGAATTGGGGGGAAGGGTTATCCGTTCTTGAGAAGATCAGCGACTAGGCTTGCAATAGCGGTGTCTCCCTCCCGGTACTTGGAGTGCATGGGATTTGCAGGATTGGTCATGATGTCCATTGCTCTCGTCTTGCCTACCTGTGCGGTGGCGGCAGAATCACTACTCACGATCTTATCATCCGAGATGAGTCTTGCGGCCCGTTCTAGGGCGATCACGACCTTGGGATCACTTAGTCCCTTGCTATTAGGGTCGAGTCCAAGCGTCTGCGCCATACGGGTAGCGACATTCTTGTTCACCTCAAACTTGTCGCCCCATGCCTCGGCAAGCTCCTTGCGGGATGTTTCGTACTGAGCCTTGGCCTGCAACTCTGCGTTCTGAGCATTTTGCAACTCAAAGCCGACATACTTGCCCATGATCTTTTCCATCTGGGCCGGGGTGACGCCTGCCTCATGCGCTGCGGCATTGATGCTCTTGGCAAACTCCTCGTTCCACTCCATGCCTGCTGGTAGATCCTTGGGCTTGAGGGAATAGGCATCAGCGTTCTCAGGAACTCCTAGCTTGGCTCGGAATGCGGCTACCTCTTCGGGGGAAGCATCATCCTTGGGAATGAGAACGGCATCGGCCTTCTTGCCTAGAAGTCTCTGTTGGTTGACCAGCGTCTTGAGTGCGCCATTGACATCCTTGAATTGCCCAAGGATCTGCTTGCTGTCCTGCAACTCAGCCGGGAGACGGTCTAGCCAATTCTCTCCGAACTCACCTTTCTCGTTCACCCATGCGCCAGAGGGCGAGGATATGGTTTCTGCTGGTTTGCCTGCGTCAAGGAGGCTTCCTCCCGCTGGCGTTGGGGATGTGGTGGATGACGCTACGGGGGCGGCGTCCTGTGCTGCTACAAGGCTATTGCCGTCTACGACAGCTTCTACGATTGCTTCACTCATACTTGTTCAATGTTGTGGGTTGTTAGGTATTCAAACGGGATGCGGTTTGCGTACCGTTGAAAGTGTTCTTCTGCCGTGCTGTTCTCGGCGTGCCAGATGATGAACTCAGGCGTCAGGTCTCCTAGAGAGGGTGACTGCGCGGGTTCGGGAGTGGGTTCACTCCTTGATGGTTGATCTTTTTTGTTGCGGCTCATGGGTTGGTGTTGCTGTTGCTTTTGCTGTGACTGCTTTGATATGAAGGAGAACCGAGCGTTGACCGTCTCGGATTGCCGCACGGAGAGGGCAGAAAGTGCCTTGTGAGTCGGGTTGATAGGCTTGTGCAGAGAAGCCAAAGACTTTCTCTAGGTCGGCCATGACGGTTTCACCCTGGGGCGAGGAAAAGAGGGAATAGGCCCCTAGTGTCTTTGCGAGTTTGAGATCGGTTTCTAGTGTCATCCTTGCTGCGCCATCTGACCCATGACGGAATCAGACTTGATGCCACCCATTTTAGAGGCGACTTCTGCGGCGTGTTGTTGCGCCTGCATCTCAGCCTGTTGTTGCTGTGCCTGCTGGCGTTGCTGGCGCATCTGGGCAACTTGCTCAACGGGACGTAGGAACTCGGCATCAATGCCATCATTGAGTGAGGTTTCGCGTGCCATCTTGTCCGTATCAAAGTTGTCCAAGATGCTAGGATCTTGAGTGACTTGCACTAGGGACATGGCCCTCTGCATGGTTCGATCAACTGCCGTGTTTTCCATTGCCTTAACTGCAAGGGCAATGCGGCTATTAAAGACAACCTTGGGTTCTGGAAGGAACAATTCACCCTTGGCGTCCTGTTGGATCAATGCCTCTGGGGGTTGTGGGAATGCACCATTCCGGGCAAGGAGTCCGTAGACACGTTGCAATAGGGGGGTTAGTAGCTCCGTGGTGAGGCGTGAGAAGGTGGGAGAGAACTGCATGAGGCGTTCTGCCTCGCGTGCGCGAACTTCCGTGGCGGTAATGGGAGAGCCAGAAGCCCCCTGCTCGTCTTGTGAGAACATCTGAAAGAGAGGAACTGAAAAGGCTTCTTCGATGTGGCGTTGCTTCTCCTTGATGCGATCTTGCCCAATGTCGTATCGGCCTTGGGTCATCCATTCTCTAGGGATGGCAGAAGGTTCTGTAGCGTTGAAATAGGTGATGCCACCAGCACGGAGATCAAGGCTTCCTTCGTGCGAGTCAGGTACAAGCATACGAGGGAATGCCGCTAACTCTGCCAAGGCGTCCATCTGCTTCTGAAGGAAGTTGAGTTGCCTTGCGTCAGGAAGGGCCACCCATGAGGGAGACCACCCGTAAGGGCTTTGCTGCCACTTGAGGTAGCGTGTGCAGAAGAAAGGTTGCTCATCGTACCCCGACTCACGGAGAACGTGTTTAGCGCCTACCTCGATGTAGCAAGAGGCAATAGGCTTGTTTGGGCCGTCTAACTTGTATTTGTCACGCTTGCCCTCTGGCCGTGGGTAGATAGCATGGATCACCTCAACCTTGGCGTCCCAACTCTGTGAGTTTTCGGCGTTGTATTTCGTGCGTGTTAGGTCAGAGACATTTTCAATGCCAAAGTTCTCAACCACATTACGCACGGACATTTCGTACTTGCGGAAAATCGTGTCTACATACCCTTCGTGGTTCTCGGAGACGGCAAATGACCCCACATCAAATGTCTTGAAGTTCAACGGGGCATTGTCTCCCGGCTCAACAAAGAGAACTGCCGTCCCAAAACATCCACGATCTAGGTACAACTCATGGATGGCCGTATGAAAGTTGCTGTTAGCCAAGGCCGACATGACAACCTCGGTCACCTCAGAGAAGTATTCATCCACTCCATCCCCATCCTCTACCGACTCAGGAGCTTCAAAGCTGCACCATCTGCTATCTGCCGGGGTGATATAGGACATACACCCTGCGGAGAGAACCATATTGGCTCTGACCGCTGTGCTATCAAAAAGGCGGGTCTCCTTGTCCGTGTTTGGCGTAACTGTCGTGTTGAGGATATACGACTTGCGAGGCATCACCAAATCGGCAATCGACTGCCACATGGACAACCAATAGTTGCGATCCTGGTCAAGTTTTGACCAGCGGGAGAGAATGGAAACCGCTAAGTCTGCATTAGCCTTGCCCGTAGGCTTGTCTACCGATGGCTTTGGCTTTGCCATTTAGTTGCCTAGCAAGCTGCCTGCCCCTGTCGCGCTATTCTGAGCTTCTCCACCACGAAGCAGGGAAGCGTTGTAACCGAATCCTTTCTTGTTCTTTGCAAGGGCCTCTTGACCAGCAAGGGCTACGTCTGCGCTGGATGCCGTTGGTGGCGGAGGAGGGGGAGGGGCTATAGGTGCAGCCGGGATGTTGATGACGGGAGGTGCGGGAGGGGGCGGGGGATTGCCTCCACCCTTGAAGCAACCAAAGAAGGGCTTCTCTTCTTGTTTAGGCGGGACAGGAATGCCGCCAGCATAGGCTAACTCAGGTGTAAGTCCGTTGAAAAGGAACTTGAAAATCTCGCGCATTTCCGATGGATAACATCGTAGTTATATACGCGCAAGGAGTTTGTTCTTTCGTAGCTAACATAAGGAAGTCTGTATGGTGCATACTTGAAAGCGGTCATCAGACTCCCAGAGAATAGATATAAGTGCCAGCAATCGCCATTGGCATATCTGATGTGAGGATCTGTGACTGCGTAGTAAGGATGGTAATGCAATACGGGCCTAGCCATTAGAAATAACTCGCTAGTCGAGATCACGATGCCGTTAGGGTCTAACAAGTGCGCCTCAAGATCCTCCTTGAAACTCCTAGGGCAATCCTCCCTCTGGTAGACTGTTGCCGCCCGTTGAACAGGGGTCATCCCCTAAACCCTGTAATAGCCTGCCTGTCTTGCCTGAAATGGTTCACCTTGCGAGGAAGTGCTGACCGATCAATGACTAGGCCGTGCTTGATAGCTTGGAAGGCTATACTGAAGGCATCCGAAGCGTGGCTTGCATGGTCGTGTACCGGGACATCACGGATCGTGACGCCATCGTTTTCCTCTTTGCTGTGGTACTGATCCAAGGCATCTAGACCCAACTGGCAAGCATCCTCGCTAAAGCTGACCCGTGGAAGGGCATCCAAAGCAAGGTTGACGCCATCCCAGACTGATTGCTGCCGGGGAACCGGCACGATGTTGCTAAGTCCTGCTGTCTGTAAGGCCCCTTGCCAGAGTCCCCCCATCTGCGTTGAGGCGTCATGGGGTATGAAGTGCGCCCCGTACCCGTACTGCTTCGCCTTGAGCCTTGCTGCCCACTCGGAAGGCGTACCGCAAGTATGGTCTCCAAAGAGGGATTCAAGGAATACGATGCGATCTCCTACAATCTGCCATAGCCAGCACCGTTGATTAAGTGGTGCGCCTACATCCCAGGATGAATAGACAGGGCATTCCTTATGCCACATAATGTCATTACTGATCCTCCTAGCATTCCTTGCTGTCTCTAGCTCACGGGCATAGATGGCCCCAAGTTTGCCCACGCTGAAATCACAGAGCATTTCCTGTCTAAAGAGGTGATCTGGTGTCCCCGCCTTGATGCTGGCAAGTTCGTCGGCGTCAATGATGTTGCTTTCGTCGGCCTTGAGCATGAGGGAGAACCATTGGGGATCAGATAGAGACTGCTGCCACATCCTCCACAGGAAACCTCGACCCTTGGGAGTGCCTGAGAAGATGCACCATCCTTTGTAGTCGAGGAGTGTGGGCCTCACGACTCCGTACCACGCTTGGGGGTCAATGTCGCTGATCTCGTCCAGTACCACGCCGTCGAGGTAGATACCACGCAAACGCTCATAGGCGTCACCAGAGTAGAGTCGGATCGTTGCTTTGTTCGGCAGAGTGACTTGAAGATCCTGCTCGTTGAATTTGACCAGGGGGATGTCTTGGCAGAATGATTTCAAATACATCCATCCGATGTTCTTGATCTGGTCACGGGTAGGCCCGATCAAAGCGTACTTCGTCGGGGGGCCGGGGCGTTTATATGCCAAGGCCCTAGCCACCATATCCATGATGGCATGATAACTCTTACCCGACCTTCGATGAGCTACTACGCAACCAAATCGTTCCTTCCTCACCATGAAGGGAATAAACTGCTCTCTAGGCTCAAGCCGCATTTTCAGCTTGAGGGACATCAGTATTCTACCTTCTTAGCCCCCATTAGGATCTCCACCTCCATATTGGCCGTGATGTCCAGTTTCTCAGGTTCATTGTAGCCGCAAGCCTTGGCAAGCATCTCGCCGTACTTAGGGGCATCTCTATTCTCCTCATTAGAGAAACGGGCGTGAATGGTGCGGATGAAGTTTGCCCTGCTGATTTCTAGGACATCTTCGTTCTTTGCCTTCAGTTCCTGTACCCTTTGTGAAACTTGGTCATTTCGGGTTAATCTGTGAGCATTGGCAGGATCTCCTGTGTACCCCGCTTTTTTAGACGCCTTCCCCAGAGGTAAGCCACTAGCAAGAGCCTTTGCTAGTTTCTCCTGCCGTGGCTTTTTCAGAGGGGGCATAGACTAAAAGGGCAAGTCTGAATCGTGAATCACCGGGGCATACCCATCGGCCTTTTTCTGATTATGGTCAGACTGAGGGGTGTAGACGCTAGGGCCGTTACCCGAGGGCCATTGTGATTTGGGGGCGTTAGGGGCGTAAGGCTTCGGGGAGTTATGGTAGTTGCCGCCACCTTCCTTGGGATCTTCAGCAACGACACGATGGAAAGGTTTGCCTCCACTCTTAGGTGTCTGTTCGGGCCAGACTACCAAGACTTTCTTTTGGCCGTTGATGATAAACTCACCTTTGAAGAGGGGGGCTTTAGGGTTAGCGGACTCCTGTTTCCAGAGGCGTCCTTTTAATTCGTTGTCGTATGGTTTGTCGTTCATTTGGTTAGTTTGGTGATTTCTCTTTGGATGAGCCATAGGGCCTTGCGTAGATCCTCCACCTCTTTAGTCGGGTCTTTCTTGCCTGCTCTGTAAATGTATTTGATTGCAGACCCCCTAGGGAACGGTAGGTGTTCAATGGCATCAATCAGTTCGATGCCGTTCGGGTTGTCCGTGTAATGGGATGGATGCGCTACAGGGTCAGGCATAAGAGGTGGATTGGGAGGTAGTCCGTAATACGTCCACATTAGAATTGAAGGTTGTTAACATGGGTCAGCATCATTTATATTTGACCACGGTGCGGTTGTTTTTCTTGAGGAAGAGTTTGCCTTGAAAGGGCTTGTCGCCTTTTAAGTTTGGGAAGTTAGCGTGATAGACAGAGAAGTTATCATGTCTAGCATCACCTTTACCTACTCTCTTTTCTGAATGTTGAGTTCTTAATACCGACATTGTTATTTATGGGCAAGATTTTACCCTTAACTTATATTGCGTCAAGACGATTTTACATCCTCTCTTTCACATTTAAGGCAGAGTCCAGTTTTCAGAGAGGTAGGGGCTAGTTTACCGCATCCTTCACACTCAGGAAGTGACGCCTTTAGCCTGGGGTGGCGTGGCTTTTCTTTTACCTTTTTCATGGTGATTGCGTGATGTTAGCCTTGGGGTTTCAAGGAGTCAAGTTGCCGCTTTAGCCTCTCGACCTCGGCCTCGTGCTTTCCTTCCATTTCCTCGGCTTCATACGCTTTGGCTTTCCAAAACTCAACCTCTGCCTCTGCTTTCTCGGCTCTTTCCCTGCAAGGATGAGGGCCGAGGATGTGTTCGTAACCATCCCAAGAAAGCCCAGCAATCGTGCCTCTTAGCGTGTTGATGTGGACTGCTGATGGGTTTTTAAGGAGCGTTTTGATATGTTCAATCTCTGCCTCCAGCTTAGTCTCTGCCTCCACGACTCTCCGTGCTAGGCCGTGAGACTGAGCTTTGGATTCCTGTAATTCCCCTTCCAGATCCGCAATCTTGCCCTTTAGTCTTAAAATCTCAGGCCAAACAGGGGCTGGGGTGGCATTGTTAAGTTCCCTTTCCAAAGTCCTCGCGTGTTCGAGGATGGTGATAGCGATGCACCCACCTATCATCAGGGCATCTGTTCGAAGCGTGTCGGTTTTCATTTGGTGTATTGGGTTGGTTTTTAGCGTTGGTAATCCGTGAATGTGGTAGTAGGGCCGTCGAACCACATAACCTTTACTTCGTTAGCTGCTCCTGAACGGTTCTTAGC